TACTGCTGACAGTAAAGATTTTACGTTGATTATTATTAACAATATTGAATACTGCATTAAGTCCAAACAATCTATCAACCTGTGTCCAACTGTTTAAAATTTGACCAACTTCGTCAATTGTTTGTACCCAAATATTTCCATTTGCTACATTAGCGTCGTTAATATCTAATATCATATTCGGTATACCATTGTCAACAATAAAGTCTTTGAAACTTAAATTACCTTGTTTAAATCCGATAAAGAATCCAGTATCAGGACTGTTAAACCCGCCGTTGTCGTTTTTATATAATAAATCCAACACTCCAAATGGATTAGGATCTTTTTCATCAACTGTATTTGTATTTTGATTATAATATAAACTGTGCATACCAAACGCTGCTCTTGCACCATTTATATAACCGTTAAACGGATAATTAATTTCATTATTAAGACTGTTGGTTCTATAAATTTCATATTGAACATTGTTGTTATTAGTCTTAGCATATGGGCTACCAAACTTGCTATTTTGTTGTAAGAAGCTATTCATAACAATCAAAAAGTTTTGATATGTACTAGCATCAGTAACATCGTCAAATTGTATATCGACATTTGCGAGACTGTTGCCGTCAACGTCATATACAGTTTCTGTTGTCTTGATGCTATCAATTTTGAGTAAGCCTGATGCTACAACGTTGCGTGTGGGGGTGTATCCTAAAAACTCAGCAATACGTAATGCGCTTTCTCTGCGTTCTGCTGTGCTTAAAAAGTTTTCTCTAGTTGCCAGATCTGCACGGAATGCTAAGTTATGTCCGAGGAATGCCATAAGTTCAATTAAACTTGTAAATTCGCTCGAAGTAATCCAGTCATTAAAATTCTCTGGGTAGTTTGCATTAATATAATCGACCATCGCATTTCTGATAGTATCAAAATCATATGCTTGCAGATTTGCTTGAGCAAAACTTTCGTATACTACACTAAAATCTTCTGCAGCAAATAAACTGCTTTGTCTTGCGCCCTGTGCCATTACTGTATCTCACCTACGTATGTTAAAAATAATTCTTCTGCTGTCCCAGTGTCATCATAATACAATTGTACACGGACATTAATCGTATGATCATCGGGTTTTTCTAGTCGCATATCTTCAAAGATCCATCTAGGGTCGCTGCTGATGATTCGCTTTACGTCTTCAAGCACTAAATTTGTTGTATAATTGTCTAATGGTTCAAAAACTAAATCCCAGATAATGGAACCAAACGTTGGATTCATTATACGCTCACCTTTGCGGGTGTAGAAATGATTTAATAAATCACGTATAGCAAGTTGCTTGTCCGCTAAGACTGCATTGCCAGAAGTAATACCTATAGTGCTGTAACCGATATATGTTGCCATACAAATATTTATCGCTTAATTAACTACTATGTTATATTTTAATGCTAGCATATATAATATCGCCCGCAACAAGTTCTTTCGTAATAGTTAATATATTACCAATTACTGTGTAATCAAACAAATGTTGAATAACGTCAATATTAACTTTTACTTGTAATTTTTCAACAGGATCCATGCTAACTGGTTTACTTAGAGTAAATGTAGTTACGGTGCCGTCGGCAATAAATGTTTGCAACAATATTGTTTCGTTATATCGTTTGGCTATATCACGTTTCATACTATCTGGTGTAAGTGGTAAAAAGTCCAGTGTTTCTGCGTAATATGCGAATCGTGCTTGTCTAAGTTCATCGTTGTTTAATAATCCAATTTGATTATTTGCTCTCATTTTATAAATACCGTTTGTTCTTAACCAAGTACGTGATTTAGATTTACCATAATCCGCCAATCGTAATACTGTAGCTGCACGAATACAATATTGTTTATAAACAGTACTGCGCATTATCATGCTTGCAAGTTTACTCCAATCTTTATTTAAAATCGCACCCGTGGTATCATATATGCCTTCATGTGAGGTTACTGTTAATATACTACCAGTTATCCAATAATATAACATTAGACCATCGTACACAGATTGTGATATCGCAGTTACTCCCGAAGAGTTAGATGCTCCCAATGATATTAATTGTTTTTTAAAAATACGTTGTGTTGACTGAAATGATTGAATCCAAATATCATATGATTCTTGCTCTGTTATCCCTCTGCTAAATGTTGATTTAACACCATATCCTTTATTATCGTAACCTGTATATGAATTTAAATTAAGTGCAATTAGTATAAGTGAATCTGATGCATAGACATTGTTAATATCAATCTCAAGTGAGTAGAGATCGTTATCTCTTATCGTGTAATCTGTCCAAATAGTGTTAAAATAAGTAGGGACTTCTGTTAACATTGCCATTACTGTGCCCCTCTTGGTGTAAAGCTAGTCGGACTTGCTGTTGTTGATCCTTGACCAGTAATGCCTGTTTTTGGTGCAGCGCCTGTTGCCGCACCTTGCCCGCTTGCCCCGGTAGGTTTGGATAAATCATAGTCTTTGGTAGTCAATGTACTAGAACTAGGCGCTTGTGCAGGTACTACAGTATCTGTTTCAGTATGTGCGCCCCAAGGTTCGTGTTCAGGGACTCTACCTGCAGTGCTTTCTTTAACACCCCTGTTAGTTGTGATATTATTAGGTGTAGTTTTACTTGCTGTTGCAGCTGGTGGGCCGTTTAGATCAATCATGCCACCAGTGGACATTCTAATACTCCCAATTGCTTTTTGATGAATGTCTATATTAGAAAATAACCGTAATTCTTTATTACTATACAAATCAACACCGCCTGCACCGCTTTCTAATTTAATACCGTCACTACCTCTGCTTTTAATGTTAACACCATCAGCATCTAAATTAAAGTCACCACCAACATGTAAATTAAAATCAGTTTCGGCGTGCATACTAACACTACCTTGTGCATAGATATCTACGTTCCCGGCACTGTCCATTTGTATCCAACTGCTTCCGTTTTGATTTATCAAGTAAACAATACCAGCACTGTCGTTAATTAAGAATTGAGCGCCGCTGCCACTACGTATTCTAATTAAGTTACTTTTACCCGCTTCACGTGATTTGTCAGGAGCAATAGACGCACCTTCTTTAACTGGTAATGTTCCATCATCCATAACAATACCATGCCCGCCAGGAGTTAAGAAACCTGCCACGTTACTAGGACTTTCACGTCTGCCGCCACTACTGCCAGGACCACGCACTGCATCATACCCAATACCTTGTACAGCATGTGCATTTGCTACAGGATGTCTTGTTTTATTATTTTTAGATCCATCTGCACCAACTGCAGTGTCAAACGTTGGACCAACTGCACCTTCGCCGTCTACATTATTAGACGGTAGTCCGGGAACTGATGAGTTACGATTGGCGTCTGGTAATACGCCTAATAAAAATCCTTCTTGATCAGTCCCGGTGAATGCTACTAATACTTCCGTGCCAGTTGCAGGAGGAGGAAATGATGATCCATATGTATTGCTATAGTTAGAGCCTTGTACTGAGCCACCAAATGGCATCGGACGTCTAATTTTAAAATTTGATTGTCTGCTACTAGCAGAGCTTGTGTCAGTGATGCTTTGTTGACCTACAATCTCAACCCAAACATGTCCTAAGTAATCACTATCAACATTGTCGATCACTCTAGCAATATAAACACCCTGTGTCATATTAAATGTGCCGTGGGAATTTTTAATGAATCTACCTAGTGTATTTCTGGCTCCGTCATTTAGACCCGAAAATTTTGAATTATCTTCCATTTGTTATCCTCCCATAACATTTCTTAACCATTGTGGGGCACCGGCAGCGGACTGTCCATTGCCCCAATATGTTCCTCGACCTGCACCAACTGAATTTCCAACAGCAATATCATAGTGTCCCGTGTTACCGCCCATATACCATTGACTCCGTGGTGCACTGGTATCTGCCCACCCAACGCTTGGGGTGTATCCTCTAGACCGTGCAGCACTTACATAATTTTGTGTAAAGGTCTGAATAATTGCACGATCTGATGGATTGCTGGCACTTAATACCCTGCCGTTAACCAGTAGTTGTGTATCACTGGCGTCCCCATGCACGTGCCTTCCACTACCGTTTGGATCAGGTCTTACTCCGCTAGTAGTTCTAACTGCAACTCCAGAAGCAGCGGCTGCTTCTTCCAACGAAGCTATGAGGTCGGGGTTCAAGTCTGCATCTAAGTCATTACCTGAAGTTGTGTTGTCGCCAGTCTGACCGGCAGCAGCGTTATCTGATCCTGCGTTGTTTGGATCTGTAGAATCGGGATTGTTTTGTGTGCTGTTTTGTCTATCCCTATTTGTAACTGCAGGGTTTACTTTTTCAGGAACGTTTCCAGCTATAAGATTTTCATACATTTGTTCAGAGTCAGTATTAGTGTCTCTGAAACTAGTTAACGTCATTTCAAATCTCCCGTCACGGTAGGATGCTAATACTCTTACTACACGATATAATCCAGAAATCATAAAATTTCTGCTATTATCTGAAAGTCCTGTTTGTTCAGATGGGTAAGTTGGAAATTCCATATTTAAGAAATACATCGGCCCGCCTATTTGATAATCAGCTTGTGTTTCAACACCTTCGAACCCCTTGGGACGACCTAACCAATACGGGTCTCCACGTATAATCATTTCTTGTTGTATAAGATCGCCTGTAGAGTTTAAGTTAAGTTCTAAAGCACCTAGCATTGCAGAACCTTTACCACTAGGTGATTCTGGACCAAGTGTTGCTAGAGATTGAACTGCGGAAAAATCAAAGTTGTTGGGTAAGTATGTTCTATATAAACCTGATCCTGTAGATACAACTTCATCCTGTGTAATATATCTATTAGCTGCTGAAGGTAGTGCAGTAACATTAACATTTGCTGAATCCATATAAGCCTGTAGTAAAGGTCTTGAATAACTGTCAAACCCCGTAATTCTGTTCTGCGCCTCACTAAACTGTATTGATTGTTCACTAATAGTTGCTTCATTTTGACGTATTTGATTATCTCTTTGTCGTACTTCCCTGTCATTTGTTAAAGAGTTCATTTCAGTTTGTAATCTTTTATTTTCATCTCGCAGTCTGTTAATATTACTTTGTAATCTACCTGCGTTTGCCTTTAACTGGCTTAAATCGTTTTTTAGCTGCACTGCTCTACCAGCGTCACTTTCACTAGGAAACAGATCTGCAGGCATGCTAACAGAACCTCGATTCATCGCTTGTAATTGATAGAATACATTGTTAAGTGTTATATCTAAATTCAATATTTCTGTATTAAGACCGGTGAATGTATAATCGAATCGTTTACGCAAAAGCCCATTATTAAATATTTCACGTAATCTATCTTCTTGCAAGGTTCTATCTAACGCATTTATATAACTAGAGGGATCATGAACCGCCTCTGGCGTAATGTAACCTTTAACTAAAAACGTTATGTCTTTTTGATAATGTCTACATAAAATATCAAAATTAAGATACCCAACTTCAGTTTCAAACGATACCCATCTAACAAGTTCTGCTAACATAACAGCGTCTGCCTCGCCGTCTGACGGATCTGCTTTTGCAAATCCATTTGCTGTGACCAATCGTTTAAATTCATATGTTTGAAATAATACCATAGCTATGGCTGATGTTATACCGGTACCCTGTGGTAACGTAATATTAAGTGTACCTCCAGATATACTAATACTCACGCCCCTTGCATTTTCAACCTGTTGTACTGCTTCGAATTTAAAGTTTGCCCATTTACTGTAATCCGGATGCATTTTGAAATGATACTTGTTTGGAAGTAAAATACTATCTGATGCCAATGCCTGTGCTTCTAGTTGTTTGTTTACTTCTGTTTCAAACTTTGTTAAGAAGTCTCCAAAGTTTGTAGCTTGAACAGTTACTTGACTATTTAAGAAATATGTTAATTTAGAGTATGCATCTTCTGCAACTTCTATAAAGTTTCCTGTATAAAAACTAGCACCGTCACGAAAATCCATTGTTAACTTAGTTAGCTTTGTTTGATAAAAGTATGGACCTGTAATTACAGGAGATGAAGAACCGTCTTCATTCCACCCTCTAAAATTTAACTCTAAAATGTAACATGCTTCCAAGTGATTTTCTATTCTCAAGTCCTGTGCTGCTTTAAATATCCTAGTATAAAAAGTAGCGCCCATTGCCTCAATAAAATTGATAGTGAAAACGTTAGCAACACTGTTTCTGTTTTCTTTGGCATATGTCAATACCATACTTTGATCTACAGTGTCGATGCTAATTTCATTTTCAACACCAGATTCAGCTAATGTTATAATCTGTTTTTGGTTAATTATTTCCTGCAAGGAATATTTACCTACGAGAAACGGATGGTGTATATGCACTGCCCAACTGTAAGTATAACTTGTAAAATTGTTGAGTATGTTGGGTCTATATAGGCTACCCAATCTTCTTCTATTGCTGTTTGCTCTTGCTTCATCTCTAACCGCTTTGGCTTGCTCTGCAGTTAATGGTTGACCAGTAGCTGCGTCAATGTCGCCTTCTTGCACAAATGTATTAGGGACAACTGTACCAGTTGCAGGATCATATGCCAGCAAATTAGCTGCCCTGCCCGAGTTCCATTGTGCAATACCAATACTGTCTGATCCGTCTGATCCGTCTCCTGGATTTCTAGCGTTAGGGTCAAGTGTTGATCCGCTTTCTTGTTGTAAATTTCCAATTATACCCGCAGCTTGTGCATCAGTGTAGCCTTGGTTTTTTAAATGTGCATATGCTTGCTGCACCCTAGGATGATAAGAAGTTACTGTACCGTTTTGAGTTGCTGCATAAAAATTATTTGCATTTTCTAAGCGATTTTGAAAAGCCCGTTGACCTGCAGCCGATATAGTATCACTTCTTTCATACTGTCTTTCAAAGGCTGCTGCTGCTTGCGACGCAGTCATACCCGGATTATTATAAAAGGTGTTACTAATATTACCGCCGTCGCCGGTTCTCATTTCATACGTGAGCCAACCAAGTTGCGCCTCAAACGTCGGTATATTATTGCCTGATGTCATTTATATTATCCCGATACCTTGAATTTCTTAGGTACAATAATAGTCATACCAGCACGAAAATCATTTAATGGATCTTTCAATTTTTCTCTATTGTAATGTGCAAACACCCACCATACCCTGCTATTGCCGTACAAATCATTAGCTAACAAATCTGGTCTGCGGTCATATTTGCTTTCAATTTGAATAGACTTTGTTTCAGTGCTAAGTGTTTCTCTAGTTAATATGCTTAAATATTTCTTATTTAGGCTAGTTTTACTATAGTTACTTGTGTTGTTATATTTTACAGCCATTAAATAAATCCTTGTCCATATAATCCGCCTGATATAAATCCCGATAAAGTAAACGATTCTTTTTGTTTAGCGGGAGTTTGCTGTACCAACAGACTTAGTGTAATACTTTGTATTGTTGGCAATGATTGCCCATTGAATGTTTTCAAGTCCACATTCTCATCAAATGTCATTGAAAAATCTGATACTAGTACAGGAACATTATTAAAAATGTTAGACCCAAACGCACTAAACCGTAATACCGGAGGAGGTGTTCCTGCTCTAGGATTAGCACCTTCGTTTTTACCGTAATACATTTTAGTAACGCTTCTTAAAAAATGAATCACACCCTGTAAATATTCATGTTCTTCATCAGTAACTTGGGAAAATTGAGCAGTAATATTTAATGTTGGGCTTGGTGTATTTCTATATGCGTTAAGTGTGTAGTTGGTATGAACAAGGTCATATGGACTATAATTTACACTTTGTCCATATACTATATTTGGTTGATTAGGAAACATAATCCCACGATGCAATTTTAAAATTGTAGCAGGGCCGCTAAAATAATTAGGCGATCCTGTTGTCAATGTTGCTCTGTTTTGTGCTGGTACACCTGATACACCCATTCCGCTTTATCCTCATTTTACGTAGCAATAAATATATTACTCGTCTCTTATATACATATTTATAGATTTAAAAAGTGCGTATATAATCAATCTTGGTTGACATGCATTAAATCATATGTTATACTTTAAAACATTATCATAAGGAATTTTTATGAAAAGAGTAAATTACTTAAACAACAAGGACATGCTTAAAGAAATACACAAAAGCAAGTTATCATATTGCAGTCTATTAGATAAAGAACATGGCAGATATGATGTTATTGTAGAAAAATATGAAGATATTTCAAACCTAGAAATTATTCAACTAGCAAAAGAATCACGTGCCTCACAATTGGGATATGATGCATTCGAAAAAGCATACCTAGATTGGTATGATAATAATGGTAAAGCCAAAGACAAACCCAGACAAATCGACTTTAAAATAAGTCCGAACGACATTAGTGAAGATGATTTGATTTTTAGACTTATGACTTACGACCATATTCCAGTGGAGCCAGGTCGAAAAACAAAACCAAAGACAACAGCAGATGCACATTCCAAATGTAATTTTCCGCCGTTCAAGCACTTTAAAAAAGTTGACGGAGAGATGAAAGAAGTAGTACGCAGTCATTGGGAAGGCGGGTTTGACAACGGAAAGTTTAATGTTGACCACGGCAAGGTCACAAACAATCTAGCAAAAATGTATATCAAACTTTGTGAACGTTATAGTATGCGCAGCAACTGGCGTGGGTACACCTATGTTGATGAAATGCGTAGCCATGCTCTGTTACAACTAAGCCAAATTGGTTTACAGTTCAACGAAGCAAAATCCCAAAACCCATTTGCATATTACACTGCTGCAGTTACTAACAGCTTCACTAGGGTACTCAACTTGGAGAAGCGTAACCAGAACATACGGGACGATTTGTTGCAGCAGAGCGGGCAGCTGCCTAGCTTTAGCAGACAACTTGATCACGAAATGTCTGAACGTGCCAAGTGGGATGAACAACAAGCGCAAGAGCAGAAAGATGCTGGTTTCAACGTTTAGGTTGACACTATACTTTTTGTATAGTAAATTAGTTGTAACACATCTATAGGTGTGACAGATAAAAAGAATAGTATGGCATTTTTTAATCGAGCAGCCTGTTTTACTGATATTCATTTTGGAAACAAAAACAATAGCAAACAATACAATTCCGATTGTGATGAATTTGTAGATTGGTTTATTAGTCAAAGTAAAGATTGTGATACATGTATATTCTTAGGTGACTGGCATCATCATCGTGCAGGTGTTAATGTCAGCACACTTAACTACAGTGTCAACAATATTAAAAAACTAAGCAACGCATTTGAACACGTATACATGATTATGGGAAACCATGACCTATACTACCGTGAGAAGCGTGAACTTAACAGCTTACCTTATGCTAACTTGTTCCGCAACGTTGTTATCGTTGAAGACATAATTGTGCATGATGATGTTGCCTTTATTCCTTGGCTTGTGGGCGATGAGTGGAAAAAACTCGAAAAGCTCAAAGCAAGGTATATGTTTGGACACTTTGAACTTCCATACTTTAAAATGAACGCAATGGTAGAAATGCCAGACCATGGCGGTCTAAACGTAAATCACCTCAGAGGCGTAGAGTATGTGTTTAGCGGTCACTTCCACAAACGCCAAAACAAAGGTAACATTCATTACTTAGGTTCACCGTTTGCACATAACTATGCTGATGCTTGGGATGATGATAGAGGCATGATGAAACTAAGCTGGGGCAGCAAGCCAGAGTATTTTGATTATGCTGGCCCACGCTATCGCACTACTACGCTTAGTAGATTGATTGACTCACCTGACACTATCCTCAATAGCAAAACATACTGTCGTGCAACGCTTGACGTTAACATTAGCTATGAAGAAGCTAGTTTTATTAAAGAGACATTTGCACAACAATACCAGCTACGTGAGATTACACTCACGCCTAGCAAAAAAGAAGAACATGCACAGGATTGGCAAGTAGTTGATGATCTTGAAGTTGAAAACGTAGACAAAATCGTTTATAACAGTCTTAATGCAGTTGACAGCGAGATTATTGACAAACGCTTATTAATGGACATCTATAACCACCTATGATTACTATTAAAGACATCACAATTAAGAATTTTATGTCGATCGGCAACGTTACACAAGCAGTACGCTTTAGTGATAACGGACTGACGCTTGTGCTGGGCAATAACATGGACCTGGGCGGTGACGGCAGTCGTAACGGTACCGGAAAGACCACTATCGTTAATGCACTAAGTTATGCAATGTACGGCAACGCACTAACAAACATTCGCAAAGACAATCTAATCAATAAGACCAATGCTAAGGGTATGTTGGTAACATTAGACTTTGAGAAGAACGGCACAAACTATCGTATCGAACGTGGACGCAGACCAAACATATTCCGTTTCCTAGTTAATGATATGGATATTAACAGTAATGATACAGACGAAGCGCAGGGCGAAAATCGTCAAACACAGGATGTAGTTGAAAAACTGTTTGGTATGTCGCACGACATGTTTAAACACATCGTTGCGTTAAATACATATACGGAACCTTTCCTCAGTATGAAAGCAAATGATCAAAGAACTATTATTGAACAGTTGCTTGGAATCACTATGCTTAGTGAAAAAGCCGAGGTTCTGAGAGAACAGCAAAGGCTTACAAAAGATGCTATCAAAGAAGAAGAATATCGAATTAAAGCAGTTGAAGACGCAAATCTCCGGATTGAAAAAAGTATTAGTGATCTGGAAAGGCGGCAACGGTTATGGGAGTCTAAAAAGCATGAGGACTTACAAAGTTTAACTAATGAAATCAGCATACTTGATAAAATTAATATAGATCAAGAACTAGCTGCACACAAAGAGTTAACAAGCTACTTAGAACGTAAACAACAGATTCAAATTCTTGAGTCTGAGATAACACGTCTATCCACAAGCATTAATAAAGAACAAACACGCTTAACAAAAGCACAGTCTGACTTGCAAGCTACAATAGATCATAAGTGCTATGCTTGTGGGCAAGAAATTCACGATGAC